ATGGCCGAACGAACGGGCGGTACGGGGCGTGACGATGCGGGACGTGCCGATGCGGGACGTGACGATGCTGGTCGGGACGGAGCGACGGGAGCCGGGGCGGGTACGCAGACCGCCGGCGCGGACGCGATGCGGTGGAGCAAGACGGCGCGACACGCCTTCCTCGATCACCTGAGCATGACCGGCGACGTCGCGGCATCGGCGGCGGCGGCGGGCATGTCGGTGACCGCCGCTTATGCCAAGCGGCGACGGGAACCGCGCTTCGCGCGCGAATGGCGTGATGCGGCCGCGGCGGCATGGGAACGGCTGGAGGCGGCGGTGCTGCGCCAGGTGCTGGCAGAAGGCGAGCGGCCGGGCGGCGCGATCGAGATCGCCACCGCGATGCAATTGCTGGCGCGGCGTCCCGACATGCCCCCACCGCCGGCCGCGCCGCCGGTGCGCCGGAAGGGGCGCGACGTCGCCGGTCGGGAACTGCTGCGGCGCCTGTCGGCGCAGGCGCGGCGCGGCGGGGCGGCGGAGCCGGCATGAGCGCATCGATGGAGCGGGCGCTGCGCTGGTGGCGCGGGCTGCCGCTGGCCGAGCGCACCGCGATCGCCGCGACGCTGAGCGAGGAGACCGCGCGTGCGATCGTCGAGCGGTGGGAGGAATGGGCGCATCCGGGGCAATTGCCCCCGCCGGGCGGCTGGTCGGTGTGGCTGATGCAGGCCGGGCGCGGCTTCGGCAAGACGCGCGCGGGCGCCGAATGGGTGAGCGCGATGGCCCGCACCATGCCGCAGGCGCGCTTCGCGCTGGTCGGCGCGACGATCGCCGATGCCCGCAAGGTGATGGTGGAGGGGCCGAGCGGCGTCATCGCGGTGGCGCGCGACGACGAACCGGTGGTGTGGCGCCCGACCAGCGGCGAGGTGCGCTTCGCCAGCGGGGCGAGCGCGCAGGTCTATTCCGCCGCCGCGCCGGAGAAGCTGCGCGGGCCGGAGCATCATTTCGCCTGGGCGGACGAACTGGGCAAATGGCGCGGCACCGCGGGGTGGGACAATTTGCTGATGGGGTTGCGGCTGGGCGAGCAGCCGCGCGTGCTGGTGACGACGACCCCGCGCCCGACCGCGCTGATGCGGCGGATCGCGGCCGATCCGGGGACGTGCACCACACGCGGGCGGACGCATGACAATCCGCATCTGCCGCCCGCGTTCGTCGCGGCGATGACCGCCAGTTACGGCGCGACGCGGCTGGGGCGCCAGGAACTGGACGGCGAGCTGATCGACGAGGTGGCGGGCGCGCTGTGGACGAGCAAGACGTTGGAGGCGCAGCGCGCCGCGACGGTGCCGCCGCTGGTGCGCATCGTCGTCGGGGTCGATCCGCCCGCGGGCACCGACGGCGATGCCTGCGGGATCGTCGCGGCGGGGCTGGGGCGCGACGGCTGCGGCTATGTGATCGAGGATGCCAGTGTCAGCGGCGCGACGCCCGAGGGCTGGGCGCGCGCGGTCGGCGCCTGCGCCACCCGTGTCGGCGCCGACCGCGTGGTGGCGGAGGCGAACCAGGGCGGCGCGATGGTGAAGAGCGTGCTGCTGGCGGCGCAGGCGACGCTGCCGGTGACATTGGTCCACGCCACCCGCGGCAAGGCGGCGCGCGCGGAGCCGGTCGCCGCGCTCTACGAACTGCGGCGGGTGTGGCACGCGCGGGCGTTCCCGGCGCTGGAGGACGAACTGGCGGGACTGTCGATCGGCGGTGGCTATGACGGGCCGGGGCGATCGCCGGACCGCGCCGACGCGTGCATCTGGGCGCTGACCGCGCTGATGCTGGACCGGCAGGGCGAGGCGCGGGTGGCGGTGATCTAGCGGGCGGCGCGCGCTCGCTTGCCGGTGTTGTCCTGCGTTGCCCTGGGTTCCGGCCTTCGCCGGAACACGATTGGTGTTTGTGGCTGATGGCCGCGCGCCGTGCGGTACTGTTGTGCACGCCGGAGCCCGGGGTGGCGTGAGCCAACGAACGTCGTTCTGTCTGACCCGCTGTTCCGGCGTTCGCGGGAACGCCGGTGGAGTTGCCGGTCCGCGTGATGCGCGGGCGGCTTTATCATCATGGAGAGTGGCCGATGGCTTGGTTCGGGTGGAAATCCGGGCGCGATGGCGCGCGTCCGGCGTTGGCGCGTGCGGCGGGGGTCGCGGCGCCGATCGGGGTGTGGCCGCAAGGGTATGAGGCGCAGGTGCGCGCCGGTTACTGCGCCAATGCGGTGGCGCAGCGCGCGGTGCGGCTGGTCGCCGAGGCGGTCGGCGGCGCGCCGCTGGACGCGAGCGACCCGGCGCTGGGCGCGCTGGCCGGGGCGCCGGGGCTGCTGGAGGCGGTAGCGGCGCAAACGCTGCTGCACGGCAATGCCTTCATCCAGATCCTGCGCGATGCGGGCGGCGCGGTGGCGGCGCTGTTCCCGCTGCGCCCCGAACGGGTGACGGTGGAGCTGGGCGCGGACGGGTGGCCGGCGGCGTATCTGTACCGCGTGGGCGTCCGCGCGACGCGGTTCGACCCGGCGGCGGTGATCCATGTCCGCCGCTTCAACCCGGTCGACGATCATTACGGGCTGGGGTGCTTGGGCGCGGCATCGGGGGCGATCGCGATCCACAATGCCGCATCGTCGTGGAGCAAGGCGTTGCTGGACAATGCCGCGCGCCCGTCCGGTGCGCTGGTCTATGACGCGGGCGACGGATCGGTGCTGTCGCCCGACCAGTTCCGTCGCCTGCGCGAGGAGATGGAGCAAGGCTTCGCCGGCGCGGCCAATGCCGGGCGCCCGATGCTGCTGGAAGGCGGGCTGAAATGGCAGGCGATGAGCCTGACCCCCGCCGACATGGATTTCGCCGGCACCAAGGCGGCGGCGGCGCGCGAGATCGCGCTGGCGTTCGGGGTGCCGCCGATGCTGCTGGGTCTGCCCGGCGACAGCACCCACGCCAATTACCGCGAGGCCAATCGCGCCTTGTGGCGGCTGACCGTGCTGCCGCTGGCGGGCGCGATCCTGACCGGGGTGCGCGACGGGCTGGCGCCGTGGTTCGCCGATGCCACGCTGGAGGTCGACCTGGATCGTGTGCCCGCGCTGGTCGAGGATCGCGAGCGATTGTGGCGGATGGTCGCCGCGGCCGATTTCCTGTCGCGCGACGAAAAGCGCCAGATGGTGGACTGGTCATGAGCGCGCGCGGGAACGGGGCGGTGCTGGCGCAGCTGCTGGCGCAGGAACAGGCGCGCGGCGGCGACATGGCGGTGCTGCGCGCGATCGCGGAGGAAGCCGGCGAGCTGGGCGCGACGCGCGCGCTGACGCGGCTGGGGCTGGCCGACGAGGGTGCGGCGGGCGACGTCGCCGAGCTGCGCGAGCTGTTGAAGGCGTGGCGCACGGCGAAATCATCGGCATGGCGCGCCAGCGTCGCCTGGGTGGTGCGGATGGTGTGGGCGCTGCTGCTGGTCGGGCTGGCGGTCAAGCTGGGGTTCGGCGAGTGGGTCAAGTGATGCGGATCGCGGGCTATGCCGCGGTCTACGACCGGGTCGACCGCGCGGGCGACGTGTTCCGCGCGGGCGCCTTCGCCGGGGCGGGGACGGTGCCGCTGCTGCTCCAGCATCGCGGGGCGCCGGTGGGTGCGGTGCTGGAAATGCACGAGGATGCGCGCGGCCTGCGCATCGCGGCGCGGATCGACGATCCGGGCGTGGCGCGCGCGGTGCGCAGCGGCGCGTTGCCGGCGCTGTCGGTCGGCTATCGCGCGCGGCGCGTGACGCAAGGCGCGTGGCGCGAGATCCGCGCCGCCGATCTGGCCGAGATCAGCCTGGTGGCGGTGCCGATGCAGCCCGCCGCGCGGATCGCGGCGATCAGCGAGGATTGAATCCGGCGGCGCCGCGGCGCTGCCGACTGCTGCCCGGCTAGCGGGCATTTCCGAAGGAGAAGGTGATGAACGATACGGTGGAAGCACGCCCGGTGCTGGAGGGCGCGCGCGCCATGGGCAATGCCGCGTTCGACGGCTTCGTCCGCACCGGCGCGACGATCGAGATGAAGGCGTTCACCGGCACGACCGGCGACCAGGGCGGCTTTGCCATCCCGCGCGAGATCGACCAGCAGATCGACGCGGTGTTGAAGTCGATCAGCCCGATCCGCGCCATCGCCAATGTGGTGCCGGTGGGATCGGCGGGATACCGCAAGCTGGTGACGACCGGCGGGACGCCGTCGGGCTGGGCCGCGGAAACCGATGCGCGGCCGGGCACCGCGACCCCGGTGTTCCAGGAGATCGCCCCGCCGATGGGCGAGCTGTACGCCAATCCGTCGGCCAGCCAGGCGATGCTGGACGACGCGCTGTTCGACGTCGAGGCATGGCTGGCGGGCGAGATCGCGGCCGAGTTCGCGCGCGCCGAGGGCGCGGCGTTCGTCAACGGCAGCGGGACCAACCGGCCGAAGGGGTTCCTGCAGGCGGCGACGTCCACGGCGGGGGATGCGGCGCGGGCGTTCGGGACGCTCCAGTACCTGCCCAGCGGCGCGGCTGGCGATTTCGCCACCAACGGCGCCGACCGGCTGATCGACCTGGTCCAGAGCCTGCGTGCGCCATACCGGCAGGGCGCGGCGTTCGTGATGAACGCCACGACCGCGGCGCGCATCCGCAAGTTCAAGACCGCCGACGGCCAGTTCCTGTGGCAGCCCAGCCTGACCAGCGGACAGCCCGCGACGCTGCTGGGCTATCCGGTGGTGGAGGCCGAGGACATGCCCGACATCGCCGCCAATAGCCTGTCGATCGCGTTCGGCAATTTCCGCATCGGCTACCTGATCGCGGAGCGCGCCGAGACCAACATCCTGCGCGATCCGTACACGAACAAGCCGTTCGTCACCTTCTACGCCACCAAGCGCGTCGGCGGGTGCGTGTCGAACAGCGAGGCGATCAAGCTGATGAAGTTCGCCGCCGCCTGAACCCGCCGGCGGGGCCGGCATGCGCCGGCCCCGCGGCATCCATGCAACAGCGAGGGGGATGGGGATGGCCATCATCACGGGCGGGCCGGGCGCGGTGACGCTGGGGCCCGCCGATCGCGCCGCCTCGGTGGCGGCGGTGAAGGCGGAGCTGCGCGCCGGGCTGGCGGAGGACGATGCGCTGATCGCGGCGCTGGCGGACAGCGCGATCGGGCTGGCCGAGCAGGTCACCGGGCAGGTGCTGATCGCACGCGAGGTCGCGGCCGACATGCCAGCGGGCGCGGCGTGGCAGATGCTGCCCGCGATGCCGGTGCGTGCGATCCAGGCAGCGCCGGACATGACGATCGATATCGACGGCGAGGGGCGCGGCTGGGTGCGGATGGCGGCGGAGGGGCGCGTCGTCTTCACCGCGGGGATCGCCGCCGACTGGGGCGGGCTGCCCGCCGGATTGCGACAGGGGGTGGCGATGCTGGCGGCGCATCTGTTCGCCGATCGCGGCGCGACCACCCCGGTCCCCGCGGCGGTGACCGCGCTGTGGCGGCCGTTCCGGGTCATGTCGCTGACGCCGGGGTTGCGCGCATGACGCCCGCGGTGGAGCGGCGCGTCGCGGCGGCGCGGGCGCAGGTCGCGGCGCGGGTGCGCGACCTGCTGCCGGATGCGCGGGTGGAGGATGGCGCGGGGGGCGTGACCGTCAGCGCGCGCGGGCTGGTGCGGCGGTGGGTCGACGACCCGCGGCTGTCGTGGTGGCGATCATGAGCGCGGCGGTGGCCTTGCGCGCCGCGGTGCTGGCGCAGCTGCGCGCGATCGCGGGGGTGCAGCGCGTGGCGGACGGTGCGGGCGCGAAGGCGGCGATGCCGCACGTCACGCTTCGCGACATCGCCGCCACCGACTGGGGCACCAAGGACCGCGCCGGGCGCGAGGCGCGCGTCGGCGTGACGGTGCGCGACGATCACCAGCTGCCGGCGCGGATCGAGGGGATCGCGGGCGCGGTGGAGGCGGCGTTGCTGGCGCTGCCGCGCGACCTGCCGGGATGGCGGATCGTGACGGTCGTGCCGGTGCGCTGCGCGGTGCTGGGTGACGGGACGGCACGCTGGGCGGCGATGGTCGACGTGCGCGTGCGGATGCTGGAACAGGAGGACTGAACATGGCGGCGGAAAAGGGCAGCGCGTTCCTGTTGAAGGTGGGCGATGGCGGCAATCCGGTGGTGTACCGGACGGTGGCGGGGCTGCGCACGACGCAGCTGTCGATCAACGGCGAGGCGGTCGCGATCACCAGCAAGGATTCGGGCGGGTGGCGCGAGCTGCTGTCGGGCGCCGGGGTCCGTTCGGTCAGCGTATCGGCGGCGGGCGTGTTCACCGGATCGGCGGCGGAAACGCGCGTGAAGGCGAGCGCACTGGCCGGCACGCTCGACGAGTATCGCCTGACGTTCGAAAGCGGCGAGGCGATGACCGGGCGGTTCCTGGTCACGCGGCTGGACTATGCCGGGGATTACAACGGCGAGCGCAGCTACACGATCGCGCTGGAGAGCAGCGGCGCGGTGGCCAGCGCATGAGCGCGCCCGCGAACCCGGCGCGCGGCGAGGCCGCCATCCGCGTCGCGGGCCAGCCGGTGGTGCTGCGCCCCACCTTCGCCGCGCTGGTGGCGGCGGAGGAGGAACTGGGCCCGTTGTTCGCGCTGGTCGAGCGCGCGGCGCGCGGCGACCTGAAGCTGGCGGAGCTGGTCGCGCTGTTCTGGCATTGCCGGCACGACGCGCCGCCCGCGCTGACCCGCGAGACATTGGGCGAGGCGGTGGTGGCGGGCGGGATCGCGGGGGCGACCCCGGCGCTGAAGCTGCTGCTGCGGCAGGTGCTGGCGGGGCAGTGAGCGGCATGACGGCGCCGCGCTTCGCCACCGCGGCGGTGCGGCTGGCGGGCCTGGCGGGGCTCGCGTTCGGATGGCGGCCGGACGATTTCTGGCGCGCGACACCCGCCGAACTGGCCGCGCTGGCCCGGGCCGCCGCGCCCGACATGGCGATGCCGCCGCCCGACGCGGCGCTGATCGCCCGATTGCAGGAGGCATTCCCCGATGGATGAGGAAATCGAGCGGCTGGTGATCGGCGTGCGCGCCGACACCGCCGGGTTCGCGCGCGACATCGACACGATGCGCCAGACGCTGGAGGGGCCGTTCGCCGCCGGGGCCGATCGCGCCGGCCGCGCGGTGGAGACCGCACTGATGCGCGCGGTGCGCACCGGCAAATTGGGGTTCGACGACCTGAAGGCGGTGGCGCTGTCGGTGCTGGCGGAGATCGCGGCGGCGGCGGTGCGCAACGGTATCGGTGCCATCGTCGGCGGTGGTGGCGGCGGCGGCGGCGGTGGCGGGCTGGTGGCGTCGCTGGTCGGGCTGCTGGGGTTGCCGGGACGCGCGACGGGCGGGCCGGTCAGCCCGGCGCGACCCTATTGGGTGGGAGAGCGCGGACCGGAATTGTTCGTGCCGACCAGCAGCGGACAGGTGATCCCCGCCGGCGGTGGGGCGGGGGGCGGGCGCGACGTGCGCGTCGCGATCACGATCCGTGCGGGCGACAATGCCGCGCCCGCCGCGCTGGCGCGATCCAGCCGGCAGGTGGCGCGCGCGGTGCGCGCCGCACTGACGGAGGGCGAGTGATGGGGCATTGGCTGGCAGCGCAGCGGGCCGAGCAGGCCACCGGGTTCATCCAGCGGTTCGACCCCGCGTTCTGGACGGTCAACTTTCCGCGCCCGATGATGGCGGCGGTGACGACGCCGGCACCCGATACGGTGCGGGTCGATGCGGTCTTCTATCGCCGCGACGACCTGGCGGGGCTGATCTGGGAAAGCGCCGACCGGCACGACCACCCGCTGCTGTGCTATGAGGAAGCGCGCGATTACCGCGCGTGCCGGCTGTCGTTCCGCTGGCGATCGGCCGGGGTAGTGGCGCTGGATGCGGTCAACGGCCCGGTCCTGACGATCGAGGGGCGCGATGCCGCGGGGCAGGCGCGCGCCTGGTACGTGCGGCTGTGGAACTATGCGCAGGGCACGCCGACCGATGCGCGGGTGACGCTGGACTTCGCCGCGCTGGACGGCGGCTTCGCGTTGCCGGGCGAGGCGGACCCGGTGTGGGCGGGCGACGTCGACCGGATGTTCGTGTCGCTGGTCGCGCCAGGCTATGACGAGCAGGGCGGCGGCGCGCTGCCGATGCCGGTCGAGGGCTGGGCCAAACTGAGCGCGATCGCCTGCACCGGATCGGGCGCAGTGCTGGCGATCGGCGACGTGGTGGTCCCCGAACACGACCTGCGCATCGCGAGCGGATATGACGACAGCTATCACCTGACCCCGCAGCGCCTGCTGCGCAACGCGCTGCACCTGGGGTATCGCGGGGCGATCGTCCATTATGTGGGGATGAGCCATTATTTCCGGCTGACCGCCGGGGGTGGGGCGGTGACGCTGGCGGGCGGGGCGCTCAACGCGGCGTGCGCGGCGTGGCATGGCGATTTCGCGCGGCGCGCAGGCGTTCTGGGATACGATCTGATCTGGTCGCTGTCCTACGAATTGTTCGACGCGCATTGCCCGGCGGCGTGGAAGCAGCGCGCGGCGGATGGCAGCCCGGCGCTGACCGGCTGGGTGCCGCCGTCGACGTTGCTGTCGCCGACCTGCGACCCGGCGATGGCCTATCTGCGCGCGGTGGCGGCGGCGTTCCTGGCGATCGGTGCGGCCGCGGGCCTGGCGCCGCATTTCCAGGTGGGCGAGCCGTGGTGGTGGGTGACCCCCGGCGCCGCCGCGCGACCGTGCCTGTACGATGCCAGCGCGGTGGCGGCGATCGCGCCTGCGGCGATCCCCGACCTGCGCGCCGCGCTGGACGCGGCGCAGCGCGCGACGCTGGACCGGGCGGGCGCGGCGCTGGCGGCGTCCACCGCCGCGCTGGCCGCGGCGGCGCGCGCCGCGCAGCCGGGGTGCGCCACCTATCTGCTCGCCTATCTGCCGACGGTGCTGGACGCCGCCGCGCCGGAGGCGAAGCGCATGAACCTGCCGGCCGGCTGGGCCGCGCCCGCCTTCGATGTGCTGCAACTGGAAGATTACGACTGGGTCACCGCGGGCGACACCGCGTCGAGCGCGGCGGGCGCGGCGGCGGCGACCGCGCGGCTCGGCTATCCGGCGGCGGCGCAGGACTATTTCGCGGGCTTCGTGCTGCGGCCCGAGGATCGCGCGCAATGGGAGCGGATCGTGGCGGCGGCGCAGGCGGCGAAAGCCCGCGGGGTGCGCCGCGTCTATCTGTGGGCGCTGCCGCAGGTGATGCGCGACGGGCTGACCTATTGGCAGGATGAGGAGGACGGGGTGGAGGCGTTCGACGACGTGGCGTTCCCGCTGGCGCTGGGGCGCGAGGCGGAAGTGACGCCTACCTTTTCGACCAGCGTGACCACCAGCGGCGGCGGGCGCGAGACGCGGCAGGTCGCCTGGGGGCAGGCGCGCACCCGGTATGACGTGGGGCCGGGGGTGCGCAGCGAGGGCGATGTCGCCGCACTGCTGGCGTTTTTCCGCGCGCGGCATGGGCCGGCGCGCGGATTCCGGCTGCGCGACCCGTTCGACTGGCACGCCGAGGGCGAGCGGATCGGGACCGGCGACGGCACGACGCGCAGCTTCGCGCTGGTGCGCCGTTACGGCGCGGCGGCGCGGCGGATCACCCGCCCGGTGACCGGCACGGTGCGGATCGCGATCGACGGGCAGCCGACCCAGGCCTTCGCGGTGGCGGCGGCGGGCATGGTGACGCTGGACACCGCGCCGCCAGCGGGCGCGGCGGTGACCGCGACGTTCGATTTCGACGTGCCGGTGCGCTTCGCCGAGGACGAACTGACCGTATCGCGCGCGACGCATCTGGCCGGCGCGGTGCCCAGCGTGCCGTTGATCGAGGTGCGCGAGGCATGAGCGCGGCGGCGACGACCGGGTCGGACCGGGTGACGACGCTGGCGCTGTGCTGGCGGATCGAACGGACCGATGGCGTCACCGTGGCGATGACCGATCACGACCGCGACCTGACCGTGGGCGGCATGCGATACCGCGCGGCGCCGGGGATGACGCCGTCCGCGATCGAGCGGGCGGAGGGCGCCGACCCCGATACGATGACCGCGCGCGGGGCGCTGGACGTCGCGGCGATCACCGCGCGCGATCTGGCGGCGGGGCGATGGGATGCGGCGCGCGTGGTGACCTTCGCGATCGACTGGGACGATCCGGTGGTGGTGCCGATCGCGCTAGGCGAGGGGCGGATCGGCGAGGTGTCGTGGCAGGACGGCGGCTTCGCGGCGGAACTGCGCGGCGCGACCGCGCGGCTGGAGCGGCCGGTGACCGAGGCGACGTCCCCGGCGTGCCGCGCCACGCTGGGCGACCGGCGCTGCCGCGTGGCGATGGCGGGGCGTCGGCGGTTCGCGCGCGTCGTCGCGGCGGCGGGGGAGGTGGTGACGCTGGACTGCGCCGAGTCGGTCGACAACGGCTGGGGCGAGGGCGTGCTGTGCTGGTTCGGGGGCGCCAACGGCGGGCTGCGCAACGCGATCGCGCGGTCGGCGGGTGCCGAGGTGACGTTGCGCATGGCGCCGCCCTTCGCGATCGAACCGGGCACGCTAGTGGAGGTGAGCGAGGGGTGCGACCGGCGCATCGCGACCTGCGCCGCGCGGTTCGGCAACGCCGCCAATTTCCGCGGCGAGCCGTATCTGCCGGGCGTCGACCTGCTCACCCGCTATCCCGGCGCATGACGACCGGCGAGCGGGTCGCCGCGGCGGCGCTGGCGACGGTGGGCGCACGGTTCCGCCCGCAGGGGCGCGACCCGGCGCTGGGGCTGGACTGTGTCGGGGTGGTGGCAGTGGCGGTCGCGGCGGTGCGCCCGGACGTGCGGTTGCCGCGCGACTATGCGCTGCGCGCCGCCGTCCTGCCGGCGGGCGCGATCCCGGCGGGGGCGGTGCCGTGCGCGGGCGAGGCGGCGGGCGACGTGCTGCTGCTGCGCGTCGCGGCGACGCAGCTGCATCTGGCGATCCGCACCGAGGACGGGATCGTTCACGCGGATGCGGGCGCGGGGCGGGTGGTGGCGCGGCCGGGGGTGCCGCCATGGCCGGTGGTCGCGGCGTGGCGACTGGGTGAGAGGGAGGGATGAGATGGCGACGCTGGTACTGACGGCGGTAGGCGGCGCGATCGGCGGGCCGGCGGGGGCGGCGATCGGTGGATTGCTGGGACAGCGGGTCGACCGGGCGGTGCTCGCGCCGCGCGGGCGGCAGGGGCCGCGGCTGACCGACCTGAAGGTGCAGACCTCCTCCTACGGCACCGCCATCCCCAGGGTGTTCGGGACGATGCGCGTCGCGGGATGCGTGATCTGGTCGACCGACCTGATCGAGACGCGGCAGGACGGTCGCGCGGGCAAGGGGCAGCCGGTCACGACCAGTTACAGCTATGCCGCCTCCTTTGCGGTCGCGCTGTCGGCGCGGCCGGTCGCCGGGGTGGGGCGGATCTGGGCCGACGGCAAGCTGCTGCGCGGGGCGGCGGGCGACTGGAAGACGCAGACCGGCTTTCGCCTGCATCACGGTAGCGAGGATCAGGCGCCCGACCCGCTGATCGCCAGCCATGAGGCCGACGCGCCGGCGCATCGCGGCATCGCCTATGCGGTGTTCGAGGCGCTGCAACTGGCCGATTTCGGCAACCGCATCCCCTCGCTCACCTTCGAGGTGATCGGCGATGCCACCCCGCCGCGCGCCGGCGACGTGATGCGCGCGCTGGGCGACGGCGCGATCGTCGGCGCGGGGCCGGACGATCCGGTCGCGGGCTATGCCGCTAGCGGCGACAGCGTGGCGGGTGCGGTGGCGGCGCTGGCGACGATGACGGGTGCGTGGATGGTGCCCGACGGCGCGGCGACGCGGATCGGCCGCGCGACCGGCGCGCCGCTGGTGCTGGACCCCGATGCGACGCTGCGCGAGGCGCGCCTGCCGGTGGAGGCGGTGCCCGCCGCGCTTTCGCTGTCGCATTACGACCCGGCGCGCGATTACCAGATCGGCGTGCAACGGGCGCTCGGCACCGGCGGCGGCTGGCGCGAGGAGGCGATCGAGCTGCCGGTCGCGCTGGAGGCGGCCCGCGCGCGGCAGGTCGCCGACGACCTGATCCGCGAGCGCGAACGGTCGCGGCGGTCGCGCAAGGCGGTCCTGGACGCGACCGCGATCGCGATCGCGCCGGGCACGGCGGTGCGAAGCGACGGCGCGCTGTGGCGCGTGACGCGCGCGGCGGTGGAGGGGTGGCGCGTGACGCTGGACCTGACGCCGCTGGGGGCGGGCGGGGCGTTGCCGCCGCTGCCGGCCGATCCGGGGCGCGTGGCGGCGGCGCGAGATCAACCGATCGGCGCGACTCGGGTCGAGATCGCCGAACTGCCGCCGCTGGACGAGGCGCCGGTCACCGAACCGCGGCTGGCGATCTTCGCCGCGGGCGAGGCGCCGGGCTGGCGACATGCGGCGGTGACGGTCAGCCGCGACGGTGGCGCGTCCTGGACCGCCATCGGCGCCACCGCCGCCCCGGCGACGCTGGGCCGGCTGACGGCCGCGCTGCCGGCGGGCGGCACCGCGATCGAGGATCGCGCGCGCGTGATCGAACTGGTGCTGGCGCATGAGGGGATGACGCTGGCCTCCGCCGATGCGGCGGCGATCGACCGCGGTGCGAATCTGGCGCTGATCGGTGACGAACTGATCCAGTTCCGCGACGCGGTGCAGGTCGATGCGACTCGCTGGCGGCTGAGCGGATGGTGGCGCGGGTGCCGTGGTACCGCCGCCGCCGCGCATCCCGGCGGCTCGCGCTTCGTGCTGATCGAGCGCGGGGCCGCGATCTCGCTGCCGCTGCCAGGCGCGCAGCCGGGCGAGAGCGTGCGAGTCGCCGCGGCGGGCGTCGGCGACGGCGCGCAGGCGGCGATCGCGAGCGCGGCGATCGACGGACGGTCCTGTGCGCCGCCGCCGCCGGTGCAGCTGCGCGCGGCGCGGGCGGCGGACGGTGGGCTGCGCCTGACTTGGACGCGCCGCAGCCGACTGGGCTGGCGATGGCGCGAGGGGGACGACGTGCCGCTGGGCGAAGAGCGCGAGGGTTATCGCATCGCCGTTGCGGATCAGGCCGGCACGACGATCGCGACAAGGAACAGCGACGGGCCGCAGCTGGTGCTGAGCGCGGCGGAGGTTCCCGCCGGCGCGGTTACAGTGGCGGTTCGGCAACAGGGCACCTACGCCCTGTCGTCGCCTGCGATCCTAAACCTTTGAGGAGACACGCAATGGAAGCGACAAGCGCGCGGCTGCTGCTGCCGATGATGGACGCCGGGCAGGCGCAGAAGGAACGCACCCATAACGAGGCGCTGGCACTGCTGGACCTGGCGGTGCAGGCCGTGGTCAAGGGCATCGGCGTCCAGATCCCGCCGGCCGATCCCGAGCCCGGCGATTCGTGGATCGTCGGTGATGCGCCGCAGGGGGCGTGGACCGGTCACGCCGGGATGCTCGCGGGATGGACCGATGGCGGATGGCGGTTCGTCGCGACGCGCCCGGGCTGGCGGGTGTGGGAGGCCGCGCAGCAGGTGCCGGCGACCCGCACCACCGCCGGATGGGAGAGCGGGGTGACACGCGCCGCGCGCATCGTGATCGACGGCACCCAGGTGGTGGGCGGGCAACGGCCCGCGATCGCCGACCCGGTGGGCGGCGAGACCGTGGACGCCCCCGCCCGCACCGCGATCGTGGCGATCCTGGAGGCGCTGCGTACCCACGGAATGATCGCCCGCTGA